TATTGGCATCTCCTATATTTACTTTATTTTTTTCTAAAGCTCTAGTTATTATTTGATTATCTAAAACTTTAATCTCATCATCATTAAGTCCTTTTGTTATAGCTTCATAATTCTTTTTTGGATTAGTTTCATTAAGTATTTTATCTATATCTTTTGATATCTCTTTTTCACTTCCTTCTAGTTTTTTTCCTAATTTACTTTTATCATATACTTTAAAATCTGCATAATCTTTTCTAATCTTGGTTAAAATCTCTTTTGCTTCTTGGGGATTATCAGCACTTTTTACTATATTTTCTAAAAATGCGTCTTTTAAGCTATTTAAAAAATCTTTATAGTTGTAACTTGAGCTTTCTTTTATTTTATTGCCTATAGCATCAATTCTATCGTAAATCTCTTTAACGCTTTTACCATCTAATGCACCGCTTTTTGCTTCATGAATAAAATTTTTTATCATAGCTGGTGTGCTTTCACTATAAACACTTGAGTTTAAAACTATATCATCTATGGTTTGCTTATCTACTTTTACACCATTTGGATTAAGTTCATCTAGTTTATCAAGTCCTTTTCCAAATTCATCATAAGCTCTTTTTGCTCTAGCATCTCTTAAAGCATAAAGCTCATCAGCCTTAGAAGCATTATTTAAATTTAACTCTTTTAATATAGCCTCATCTTGTAAGTGTAAAGAGTTTGCAACCTTATTTGCCATTTTAGGGTCATTTGCTAAAACACTTCTTGCCATATTAGCTAAATCATCATTCATAAAAGAAAGATTAATAAGATCTTGTTGATTCAGTGCTGCTTCTTTTGAACCTATATTTTTACTAATATTATTTAGTGAATTAGTTACGTTGTCTGCTGCATTTTTTACAAAACCATTTTTTGCAGTATTTGAGAAATCTTTTATTTTGCTTGCCACTCCATCAACTAATGCATTTCCTTGATTAACTTCTAAAGGCATAGCTCTTGATTTTTGCAATATATCATCATAATTTCTATTTCCGCTTTCTATTAGCTCTCTTGCATAAGCTTTTGAAGTTTCGCTACCTTGTGAAGCTAAATCATTTAAAATACTAGGGCTTATTTTTCTAAGCTTATCCCCTATATTTTCTTTTAAATTACCACCTTTTACTGCCATGCCATCTATCATATCTTTACCGGCTTGTGCTCCTGTTTTTGCCATATTATAGGTATTTTTTAAAGCTCTTGCTCCTTTGACAACTCCTGCAAAAGCTGCATCACCTATTAAAGAAAGTCCCGCATTTTCACCCATAAGCATAAGAGCTTCTTTTAAATTTGCATCTTGATTTGTATCTTTTGTATTTCCGTAGTAATCATATCCTGCCCCTAAAGATGCACCTAATGCACCACCTGCAACCATACCAACTCCGCCACCTAGCATTGTACCGCCAATGGCACCTGCTGTTCCTAAAGCCATACTAGCACCATTATCTCTTAATCCACGATATAAATCACCCATTGTGCTACCTTGCACTTTAGAATAATTTCCGTTATTATCTTGCACCCAATAAGATCCATCATCATCTTGTAATAATCTTCCACGCCCTGATTTTTGCAACTCATCGCCTAAATCTCTCATAAACTGATTACTTTTTCTTGCTACTTCATTATCATCAGTAAAAATAGGTTTAGAGGCATTAAATTTAGATTGCTTATCTAAAATATAATTACTTAAATCATCAGCATTCATGGATGGATTTTTATTATAATCATATAAATCCCTTTTATATTCACTAATATTTCCCATATGATTTGTTAAATTTTGGTCTTTGAAATTATATTTTTCATATTCTTTAGCATATTTATCTTTATTTTTATAAAAATCATTTATTACTTCATTTTTTAAATTTGATAAATATTCACTTGTATTTTGATTTTCACTTTGACTTGCTCCATCTTGCAAAAATGAAATAATGTTATTTTCTTGTGGTTTTTCTAATAAAAATTCTCTTATATTCATTATATTAATCCTTGTTTTTTTAATTCTTCTACGCTAACTTGCATTTTTCTACCTGCTTGATTAACTAATATTACATTACCATTAGCATCAGGCTCTGATATTTGAGCATTAATTCCATTAAAACTAACGCTATGTAATTTTGGTGTATTTTGATTTTGCACTTCTAATGTATTTTTGGCTAAATCATTTTGTATATTTTGATTAGTTGTTGAATTACCTATAATTACTGCATTTTTACTAGGTTTTGAGTATTTTTCATCCCAATAAAAAGCTTTTACCTTTGGAGCATAATTATTATAAAAATCCATATTATTTTTATAATCTTCTATAGCACTTTGTTTCTCAATATTTGTTTTTGCGTTTCCTAGTCTTTCTGCTAATTCCATTTTAAAAGAGTTTGGAGCTTCTGCTAACCATTCTCCTGCTAATGCTTGAGCTACCCTTTGATTATTTGCTTCCATAGTATAACCATTAATAGGGAAATTGGCTTGTATATTCTCTAAATTCCATTTAGCATTTTTACCACCCCTTAATAAATCACTTTGCATTCTTTTTAAAAATAAATCACTTGCATCATTTAAATCCGTGCTTTGACTTCCCCATCCACCAAAACCACGCTCTATAGCTCCATTCCAAAAACCATGGGTTGTATCATATGTTTTACCTTGATTACTTGCTAAATCTAAAAACTGAGCGTCTGCTTTATATCTTGTATTGTTTTGTAAATTTGCATTGTTTTGACTATTGAAACCTTGAGTATTACTAAGAACTCCATTTAATAAATCTTGCTCTTTTTGTTTTGTATTTATCTCATTTTGTAATTTTTGAAGTTCTAATAATCCTTTTTGATAATTTAAATCCTTGTAAGCCTTATTAGCATTTATCGCTTGCTGTCTTAAAGCATTTTGCATGGCATATTGTCTAGCTCTTTGGTTATAATTCATTTGCCATTGCTGATCTGCTATATTTGCTCTTTCTTTTTGATAATCAAAGTTTCTCTCATTTTGCAAGATTTGATTGTTTTGCATAGCCTCATTAAATTCCATTTGTTGCTTTCTTAAATCTTGCTCTTGCTGAAACTCATTAGCTTTAACTTTATCATCAAAACTTTTGCTCATGATGTCATATAAGACACCACCGACTTTTCCTGCGTTTTGTATAACGCCTGTATCAGGATTAAATACTACTCTTTGTGGGTTATAAAATGCCATTTTGTTTCCTTTATTCTTTCTTTTAAAATAAAGGATTTAAGGAAGTTTGTGTATAATTTTAAAAGGTGTGGTGCCAAGGGTCGCCACCCTTAGCACTAAATTACCACCTAGAAAGGCGGTGAAATAAGATGCTACAAATCTTAATAGTTATTATACTACTTTGTATTATTGTTGTCAATGCAAATTAACAATCAATAAACAAAGCCCCTTATACAAGGGGTTAAGATTTACCCTTTAAAACAAACTCCTTAAATCCAAATCTATTTAATTACTCCAAACACTTTGAAGTTTATTTTCCGTATTCTTTCTTCTATTTAATTCTTCATTAGCTAGATACTTATTGAAGTTATAAGCATCTTTTTGTAGCTCATAATTCTTTTGTGCCATCTTTTGCTGATTATAAGCACCATATAAAGCACCAGCACCGCCTAAAACATTTCCTAATCTATCAAAATTAGTTACTTTATTTGCATCAGAACTTTTAAATAACCAATCTCCAAAATTACTAAAAGAATTTTTTAATCCATTTAAAAAACCACCACTGCTACTTGCTAAATTTGGAGTGAAATTGCTTGTTTTCATCAAAGTATCTGCAAAACTAGAGCCTAATCCTGTACCACCTTTTAAAGCTGTTATAAAATCCATAATTTCTCCTTTATACTAAACTTAATAATTCTTTGCCTAGATCTATCTCGCTAACTTCGCCTTTTTTTAACTTATCGTTAAAATCACTAGTTCTTACATTATTATTTGCACTTGATAAATCTTCAGCTTTTTTGGCATTATTTGATTTTCCTACCAAATTAAGTAAGGTTTTCCAGCTGTCAATATTACCTTCGCCTAAACCATTTAATTTTGTAGCAAGTTCTGCCATAGCCTTTAAATCCGCATCAGGATAGGCTTTTCTTAACTCGCTTTCTACTTGTGCGTATTTAGCGATTAGTGCATCTTGTTCTTCTTTGTCTTTTTGCTTTTTATCAAGCTCTTCAAGCCTTTTTAATTTCTCATCAAGTCCATCAAGTCCTAATTCTTTTAAATACTGCTCTCTTTGTAATTCTTGTTCGCTTGGCTCTTTTTTTGGATTTTTTAAAGATTCAAGCTCACCCATTAAAGCATTTAATTTGTTGTCATTTTCACTTTTATAAGCTTCAAACATCGCCTTATAATCAGGTTCATTCTCATTAGCAACCTGCGTAGGTTCATTATCTGCTACTTGCGTAGGTTCATCGCCATTATTAGCAACTTGTCCTTTATCATCATCTGTTATAACATTAATTAAATCTTTTAAAGCATCATTTTCCATCTTCTTCATCCTTTATTTTATTGATTAATATGTCCAAAAAAGCCATAGTATCTAAAGCTTTTAACCTTAACTCTTTCTCATCGTTATTTTTTGCTATATAAAAGCATTCGCTATATTTTGCTTTGATAAAATCTATTAATTTCTTTCCTCCTTTAGTTTTAGATATATCGCTTTTAATTTCAATATTAAGCATTAGTTTCTCCTTGCATTTGTGGATTAATATCTTCATTATTTTCAAAACCAAACAAGCTATTTACATTCTTTACTCCTAAAATTGGTAATAACTCTTTAGTAAGTTCTTTACTAGCATTTACAATCCCATAAGCAGAATTTGCATCACCTATACTCATATACATTTGATATAATTGTGAAAACACTTGCATACTAGCTTGAATTCCTGCTCTTCTAACTTCTTTATTCATGGCACCTGTGCCAGTTTGGATTTTAAATCTAAAACTAGGGATATCTTCTCTTTGATAACCATTGAAAAAACTATCTTCGCCATACTTAAAAACAAGCATTGCAAATCTATCAAATAAAGGCTCTATAAAGGTTTCATTATACTGTCTTATATAATCAGCACTTCTTCTTCCGCCTTCTTGTGCTTTGATACTTATTTCTGTTGCGGTTTCATTATTTGCTGTTTGAGCCCCATTGTTTTGAGGACTAATCCCTGTAACTTCTGTAAGTTCGCTTTCTAGAAGTTGCAAATTCATTCCTGCACTATTTACATTTGGTGGTGGTAATATCTGCACTCCTTTTGGATCATCTGCACTAATTGGCTTTCCCAAAGTTTCTATATCTTCTCTACTTATCCCCATTGATTTGGGTACGATTATTTTAGGCATAATGTGAGATCTAACCGCATCTATTAAAAGATTTCTAGTTATATTAATTTCATCTTGCAAAGGCATAGCAGAAGACATTATAGGCTCTCCATAAGCACTTATATAGTCTTCGTTATCTATCTTTTTAAGTTGTGGTAACATTGAACCCCAGACAAAAGGTTGACCATCTTGTAAAGCAACTTCATTTCTAAGTAAATTATTTTCAAATAAAGTAGAAACCACCCACTCATCATCGTTTCTTCTTTCGTAAATATCATAAAGCTTTACTTTTTTATACTCATCATCTTCATCAAAAAGCTTTTCAATTTCAATTTTTTTATAAAAACCTAGCTTTTGTCTTTCAAGGATTTGATTATATGTTAAGTAAATTTCATTGACTATATATCCTACATCCTCGCTATTTAACGCATTTGGATCAAAATAAATACTATCAATATCCACTCTTTCAATTCGTGGCATTCCTTTATGCCAAGTAACCTTAGCGATACTCGTTCCCACAAGTAAAACATCTAAGAAAAGCGGTTGAAAAATCTTAAACATATTTATTTTACCGCTGTAAAAATCAATAGCATTTTGCCATAGCTCTATAATCGTATCATCGCTATTAATGTAAGTTTCGATATCTGCCATTCTCTCACTATTGAAATATACATCATTTAAGCTAGTTATGAGATATTTTACTTTTGCATTGATCTTTGGTATGTAAATGCTTGATTTATTTCTTTTTCTTAATTTTTGCATTACTTTATTTTCAAGTAAATAAGCATCTTGCAACTCTTTAAAATGAGCTTTGTAATTCTCATATCCGCTTTTGCTTTCGCTAATTAACTGCGTTAAAAACGACACTCTTTCATCATTAGTTCTTTTTGCTTTCATTCATAATTCTCCATATTGTTGTTTTGCTTAAATTTGTTATTTTTAAAATATCTTTTTCATTCACTCCTTTTTCAAATAAAAACTCCGCAAATTCTCTTTTAAATTTCTTTTTAGAAATATTATTAAATCCTGATACAAGTTCTAAAAATTCATTTGCAAGACTTGACTTTATAGCCTCATCGCTTAAATTTGAAAGCTTTTTTATTTTGTTTACATCAATTGCATCATAGATCATTAAAAACTCACCAGCCATCATAACTCCAATCTTCATTAGTATTGTTTCTGCTGTATAGTTTTTCAAAAAAAGTTAATGCCACCGCATCGCTAACATCAGGACTTTTGCCATAGTTCTTTTTTAATTGTTCTTTTGAAACTATCTTTAAAAGCCCCTTGTCGCTATATTCATATTCAATCATTCTCATATCTTTTTTTAATTCTTCATCTTTAACAAGCTCCATGTGTTTTAAGTTTTTAGCAAATGTAAAATACATTTGCGCTCTTTTATTTAAGTATTCATTACTGGTTGCAGAATTTGCAGAATTTGCCTCAAATACAGGCAAACCATAATTTAACAAGACATCATATACGCCAACGCCAAGACCACAGGTGTCTATAAAAATACCTTTTGGTTTATCTTCGCTTTGATTGTATTCGGCTAGTATTTTGTTTGCTAATTCTATAGTTCCAAGTTGTGAGTATTTTTTAATCTCATAAATTACAAAACCTTTTCTTTTTGCTAAAGCACTCTTATCATCTCCATATCTTGCTACATCAAGCCCCCAAATATTCTCGCCTTGCATTTTTTCAATACTAAAAGAGTTCTTGCTCATCGCATTTTCAATTTCACTTAGAGAAAATAATTCAGCACTCGAGCTATCTATAAACTCGCCATAAATTTCTTGCTTGACAACTTCACTACCTTCTCCGCCTACTTCTTCAATTAATTCTTTAATTTGCTCTTCTTTTAAAAATGGATTATCATAGCTTGAGAATTGAAAATGTTTCCAATTCTTATCACTTAATTCTTTTTTGCAAAGTTCATAAAATAGATTTTTTCCTTTAGGAACTCCACCGATAATCGCTCTTGATTTAGGGTTATCAAGCAACATAGGGCGTATGGCGTTATACCAAAGATACTCTCCTTTACTACCTTTTAAAATAATTCCTGCTTCGTTTAAGATAACAAGGTCATATCCAAAACCTTCGATATTTTCACTTCTTTCAGCACTTCTCATATGAAGCACTGCTCCATTAATAATTAGTTTCTTATCTTGCACACTCCATGAGTAAAAATCTTTTGGCAAGTTTTTTAACTCAGGTGTAAAATATAACTCGTAATAATTTTGTAAATTTGCTTGTATGGTATCCACCCATAAAACATTTTGTCCTAAAAGCAAGTTTTCGATAACAAACTTAGCACTTCCCCTTGTAAAACCAAGTCTTCTGCCCTTTGCTACAGTTATAAAGCGTGGATTTTTATCATCAAAAACTTTAAGTTGTGCCGGAGTGTAAGAAAAATCGATTTTTAATTTCATTTGATTTCACTTCTTATAATTTCAATTTTTTGAACGTTATCGCTGACAACTTCTTGTTTATCCACATATCCATGTTGATTTTTTAGCAAGAACATACTAACGCTAGGAGTATAAGTGCCGATTAAGGAATGGTTTAAAATATCCATTTCACATTTTTGCTTAGCTTGAGATACAATTTCTCCAAAATCCTTATCCTTCTCCCACTCGCCTAAAGTTTGTATTGTAATTCCTAAATACACAGCTAATCCCACTTTTGTTTTAGGTGCAAAAATAATACTCTCCTTAGTTTCTTTTAAGACAACTCTTTCATTAAAATAACTCTCTATTTTTGAAACAAGCTCTTCTTTTGTCATACTTTTGCCATTTGTCATCATTCTAGCCATCAAGCCACCCCTTCTTTAAAATTAAATTCTTTGATTTCTAAGTCTAAAAAAGATTTTTTAAAACTAATAATCTCATAATCGCCTTTTAAAACATTCTTATCGTTTTCAAATAACGCATCTAACACGCATTTTACGATATTGTCCCCATCGCCATGCCTTTTGCTGTTAAATCCTATTTTTAAAGAAAACTCATATTTCTTTTGCTTATCAAAGGCTTGAAAACAGCTAATATTATTTTGTCTTCTAAACTCCATTTGCAAGAGTTTTTTAAAATCTAAATATTTAAGATAATCTTTACATGCAAATTTAGATCTTTGCGTGGTTCTTTTATAAGGAACTGGGTTGCTTTTTAAATCAATTTTTAAAATATACTTTTCCATTTCAGACTTTCTTAAATTTAGCTTATATTTTTAAAAGCCATTTTGACTTTTACTTTCTTTTGAAATTCTTCTTGATTCTCCTTAAAAAATTTTTTCTGCACCTTCTTAAAGTTATTATATTCTTCTTCATGGCTTAAAGATGTATATCCTTTTATCTTATAAGAAGTATTTATATATATATCTTTTCCTATGCGCTCTTGATTTTTAAATATAAAATCTATTAAAGCGTGTTTAAATTCGTTATTTTTTAGCATTTCTCCATCTTCGTAGGTTAATTCTCCAAAATTATTTAGACAAACCAACATATTAATTGATTTTGCTAATCGTTTAAAAAGGTTGCCCTGTCCATCATAACAAACATATGAGTATTTAAAATCACTTTCAAGCAATCTAAAAAATGGACTATTTTTATATTTATTTTTTAACCATTCTAAAAAAATTTCTTTGTCTTCAAAACGCTTTTTAAACTCGATTTCAGCCCTTTTGCAAACTCTTCTTAATTTCTCATAGGTTGTCCCTACGATATTCTCTCTTTCTAAAGTTTCGAAATAAAAATCTAAGAAAGCATGAATATCCTTAACGCTTTTGAGATATCTACCTACAATATCAGTTGCCTGAGCCTTATTAATTTCCAATAAGTCCATTAAAATTTGTATTTTTTCTTGCATTTTCACTCCTTAAAAGCATCCTAAGATCTTGTCTTTGTTCTCATCTTTCATTCCGTAATACTCCATCAAGCTATCAACCACACTAGGATTGGCTTCTTTTTTTCTGTTAAAACGCTGATTTTTTCTTGCTTCATTTTCTTTAGCGTATTTAAGCCATGTATAAAGACTTCCTGCCACACTTGACATTCTTTTTCCATTTCTTTTCCATTCTCTAGCATCCCAATAGCCTATAAAATCATTAGCCAACTCTTCACCAAAGTTTGTGCCATTTTTCTCATTAAAAGCTATTATTTGTCTCATAAGTTCATTTGCATTTGGGACTTTAAACTCTTTTTTTGCCATTTTCTCTAACTCCTTTTTGCCAAAATCAATAAAGCTCGTCACAAAAGAGGCGTTTTGATTAGAAACGCGTTCTTTCTTTTCTTGATTATTTTTTAAATTTTCTAAATTCTCTTTTTTTATAAATTTATTATTATTGATATTTATATTATTTATAAATTTATTATCACGTGCGTGCGTGTGTGTTTCTATATAATGCAAATTCTCTTTTTTTTCGTTTTCAGTAGTTAATTTTCTGTCGATTGATGAAGTGTTATTTTTAAGAGTTTTGCTTAGCTTTTCATCACTGTTTTTAAGCAAAGATAAAGATTTGTTAAAATGCTTTTTAACTTGATAATTTTCATCTTTTAAAATCCACTCATAAAAATTTAAAGAGCCATTTCTAACCTTTTTAATTTCTAAAAGTCTGAGTTCAATTAATTCTTTTTTAGCAATTCTTAGTCTATTTAAACTAATTCTTTGATTATTTTTAACTTTTATAAACTCTCTTAGATAGATTTCACTTATAATCGTTTTTTCACTGAGCTTTGCCAATTGAATATATAATACTAAAGCATCAACGCTAAGACCGCCGTAAGCTATAGTATTTGATAATTTTAAATAGCCTTTTCTCTCTCTTAGGCTTTTACGCCCCAAAGCCACATCAAAACTTGCTATAAAACTTGGTATCATTTTTTAAATCCTTGTAATTCTTTAATTTGCTTATCCAAATTTAAATCTATAATTTCTATGATTTTTTCTAATCTATTGTTTACAAATTCGCTTTTAACAGCTTTTTCACCTATATAAGCACCAGCCATCAAATAAGCGGTTTCTTTACTCGGAATAAGAATTGCAGTAGATCCTGTTATTATGCTAATAGGAATAAAAATTTTCATTCCTTTTTTGCTATATTTACAAATTTTTCATTGCTTTCAAATTTGCAAATATAGTAGAGAATAATTGCAAAAATACCACAAGCAAGACTCAAAATGCCTGCAGTAAAGAATGCTCTATTAATATCATCAAGTATCGATGCTATGTAAATCAAAAAAACTAATTTCATAAAAAAAACCTTTTAAAAAATCCTATTTTTCTTTGCTCTTTGCGATATTCTTTTACAAGTAGTTCTATATTATTTTTTTCTTCGCTTTTCGCTAAAAAATTAAATAATTCATAATCTAAAAATATTGTTCCATTTTTAAAAATAGAACCCTTTCTTTTTGATAAAAGCCTTTTAACCTCAAGGCTGGTATTTACTGCGAGTTTTTGCATTAAGTTATCTATTTCATCTAATATCATAACTGTTTTTGAATTTTGTTTTACTCCAAAAGTATAATGATAATCCAACTCTTTGCTTTTAAATATTTCAAAATCCTGTATATAATTCACTCCATTAAAAATTTTAAGAACAATAAATTCTTGCTCAGCATAAACACTAAAACTTTTAATTGTATGTGGTCTGATAAAAGAAGAGTTGATTTTAATCACTTTCATTCTCTATCCTTTCGCTTTCTCCCACGCTTAGGTATGTTTATAAGATTGCTACGAACATCCACCCAAAATTCATGAGGTATTCCGTAGAGTTTTTTAAACTCTATTTGTTTTTTGAAACTTGGGCGTGATTTATTTGTTCTAATCTTTTTAACACTAATAACCGTATAGTGATTACTCAATATTTTTGTAAAATCAAAAAAATCTATTTTTTTCATAATGAAAGTATAAAATAAAGAAACTTAATAAATATTTAATTATGTTTCTAATTATGGAACATTATTTGCTTGAAAAAAGTGTATAATTTTTATACTAAAAAAGGAGAGAATATGGGAAGAAATGGAGATATATTCGATTTTCATTTTGATACTGAAAAATTTAAATTTTATTTAAAAAATAGAGATAAAAAAGTTACATATCAAGATTTGATGGAAATTTTATATAAAAATGGCATAGAAAGCTCAGAAGCAACAATAAAAAAATGGTTGATGTCTAAAGAAGATAATAAAACAAAACCTAAACCACAATATATAAAAATTTTATGCAATGCATTAAATATTCCCTTTAACGAAGTGATATTGCAAGATGTTTTTAGAAATGATAATCAAATTAACTTCAGATATTTCCCAGATATTTATGCAAGTGCAGGACTTGGAACCTCATCTCAAAGTGAAGAAGTTAAAATAGTTTCCGTTGATGAAAATTTTCTAAAAGAAATTTTAGATATACCTATA